GCTCGTATACCGTTTGCACAGGGCATTACATCCACACTGGTCACAGACTCATCTAGTACCTCTACTGGATCAATCATTACTGCTGGCGGTATTGGTGTGGCTAAGGCGGCATATATTGGAACAACATTAAATGTGGCTAGTACCACAACTTTAACAGGCGTTGCTACCCTTACAGCCAATCCTGTGTTGTCTGCTGGCACTGCAAATGGCGTGACGTATCTGAATGGTAGTAAGTCTCTTACTTCTGGTTCTGCACTTGCATTTGATGGAACTAACTTTTCTACGACAGGTACAGCATCAGCAAGCAAGTTAATTCCAACAGGCTCATCTGTAACTGGTAATGGCTTGTATCTTCCTGCGGCAAATGCACTTGGTTTGTCTACAAATGGCACAAATGCTGTTTATATAGATGCAAGTCAAAATGTGGGGATTGGTACTAGTTCTCCAAGTTACAAATTAGAAGTAAAAGGCTCATCTGCAACTGCTGGGCAATTAAGCATTCATGATGGTACAGGAGATACAACTGTTTCAGGCAACAATGCCGCATCTTTGTTGTTTCAAGCAAGAGATACAGGCATCAGGACTATTGCTGAAATTGATGCTCAAAATACAACCACCAATGGCACTGGCGGCGCAATGGTGTTTCAAACACGAGTTAGTGATGCGCTTGCAGAGCGTATGCGTATCGACTCCAGCGGTAACTTGCTTGTAAATACCACAACAACAGGGCAAGCAAATACTCAAGGATTTGCTTTTAATGTAGGAACTGGTAGTTATTTATCAATAGGTCATGCAACAGGGACTGCGGGTGGTCAACCGTTTTTATCTTTTAGTTACAACGGCGGCGCAATTGGTTCTGTAACTCAAAATGGTACAACAGCGGTTGCATACAATACATCATCTGACTACCGCCTAAAGAAAAATATTGCTCCAATAACTGGAGCTTTGGTTAAAGTTAATTTATTAAAACCATGCACTTATACATGGAAATTTGCCCCTGATGAAACAGGGGAAGGTTTTATTGCCCATGAGTTAGCAGAAATTTGCCCTCAAGCTGTGCATGGTGAAAAAGATGCTGTTGACGCTGACGGAAACCCTGTTTACCAAGGCATTGACACCAGCTTCTTGGTAGCCACATTAACAGCCGCCATCCAAGAACAACAAGCCCTTATCACAGCCCTGACAGCACGAATTACAGCATTGGAAACTAAATGATTGACGATTTAGAAACAGAATTTGCCGTACATGAGGCTATTTGCGCTCAACGGTATGAATCCATCCAAAAGACATTGGCTGACGGCGACAAGCGCATGACCAAGATTGAGTACCTGCTTTATGCGGTAATGATCTGCGTCTTGTTTGGGCCAGGGGTGGCGGCTGAGTTTGTCAAAAAACTTTTGGGGCTATAAATTGATCCGTTCACAGCCGCCCTTGCCGCCATTGGTGCAATCAAACAAGCCGTATCTTTTTATAAAGACCTCAAAGCAACTTCCAAAGATGTCACCAACATCACAATGGAGATTTCTGGTTACATCGGTAAATTCTTTGATGCCCACGAACAAGTTAAAGCCGCCGTTGTTGAGCAAAAGAAAAACCCGCCAAAGAATAAATCATTAAAAGCACAAGCCCTTGATAACATTTTTCAGCAGATGGAGCTAGAGCGCCAAGCTACTGAATTGAGAGAATTGTTGATTTACGGCGTTGACCCTGCCCTTGGTGCGGTTTGGTCACGGTTTCAAGATGAGTTTGAAAGATTGCAGGCTGAACAGGAAAAGGAGAGATTAGCGCAAGAAGCAAAAGAAAGGGTAGCGGCATGGCAACGGCGAAGAATGCTAAACCAACTTCAAGACAAGGCGCTAATAATCGGGGCGGTGGTAATAGTTTTTATATACCTCCAGCTACTGTTTCTAGCAATCAGACAGATGAGGATAGCGAAATGGGGTTTGTAATTTTTCTGATTGCAATGACGGTGGTGTTTGGTGTGCTTTTGCCCATAATGGCAATGTTGTATTTTGATATTTTGGAAGTGCGGGAGCAGACCAAACAGCAGCAACAAGTTATTCAAAAAATGATTGAAAAAGCAAAGGAAAAATGATGGATTGGCTTAAACAAATTGCTCCCACTATTGCCACAGCCCTTGGCGGTCCACTGGCTGGACTTGCTGTTGATGCAATATCTAAAGCTGTTGGAATTGACCCCAAAGACGTTAATAAAACCATTGCCGAGGGTAAGTTAACCGCTGACCAGATAGCCCAGATTAAGACTGCTGAAATAGCTATGGCGGCAAGGGCGCAAGAGATGGGTTTAGACTTTGAAAAGATTGCTGTTGATGACCGTAAGTCAGCCAGACAGATGCAATCGACTACTCAGTCTTGGATACCTGGCATCATGGCTATTGCTGTCACCATTGGATTTTTTGGTATTTTGGTTGGTTTGATGACCGAACACTTTAAAACATCTGATGCACTAATGCTAATGCTTGGGTCACTTGGCACAGCGTGGACAGGCATTATTGCTTTTTACTTTGGATCATCTGCGGGTAGCCAGAAAAAAGACGAGCTACTTCACCAATCTAGTCCAAAATCATGAATTTAAGTTTGCACTTTACCCTTGAGGAATTGACATTTACAGATCACCGTGAGTTTGACAATACACCCAACGACCAAGAATTAGAAAATTTGAAACGTCTAAGTTTATTTTTGGAAGAAGTAAAGAAACTTCTAGGTGGTAAAGCCATTATGGTGAATAGTGCGTTTCGCAGTGCGGAAGTTAACCGTGCAGTGGGATCAACTGATAAATCACAACATAGACTTGGGTGCGCTTGCGATTTTCGTGTACCTGGCATGACGCCAGATGAAGTGGTGCAAGCAATTATCAATTCTGATTTGCAGTATGACCAATGTATAAGAGAGTTTGATAGGTGGATTCATGTATCAATTCCAAACATTGAAAATGCTAAACCGCGCAAAATGGCTTTAATCATTGATAAACAAGGCACTAGAACATATTGTTAAATTAATTTGTCATAAATATATGGGCTAATACGCAAAACTTAACAAGGTTTATATATGAGATTCACTGACCAAGAGTTTATTGAACTATGGAAAAAGCATGAATCTCCGACTGCAATGGCAGAAGCTGTTGGAATGACCATAAGGAATATTCAGCGTAGAAGACGGCACATGGAAATCAAATATGGTGAATCTCTAATAGTCAAAAAACCTTTATTAACTGCTTCAACTAAACCTAGTGCGGCTCGTAAAGACTTGGGGATCTTAAATGGGACTGTTATTGTTTTCAGTGATGCTCATTTTTGGCCGGGCATTCATACAACAGCATTTAAAGGTCTTTTGTGGGCTATTAAAGAGTTTAAACCTGTGGCAGTTATTGCTAACGGCGACATTTTTGATGGGGCTAGTATCTCTCGTTATCCGAGGATTGGATGGGATTCTGTACCATCTGTAATTCAAGAACTCAAAGCCTGTGAAATAGCAATGGGTGAGATTGAGGATGTAGCCAAGAAGACACGACACAACACACAATTGATTTGGACGTTAGGCAATCATGATGCAAGGTTTGAAAATCGTTTAGCTGCTAATGCTCCTCAGTATGAGTTTGTCAAGGGGTTTAGTCTTAAAGATCATTTCCCTGCGTGGCATCCATGCTGGGCTTGCTGGCCTACGGAGAATACTATTGTCAAACACCGTTGGAAAGGTGGAATTCACGCTACCCATAACAACACTTTAAATGCTGGCGTAAACATTGTCACGGGGCATCTACACAGCCTTAAAGTGACTCCCTTTGATGATTATAACGGCACACGTTATGGTGTGGACACAGGCACATTGGCTGAACCAACAGGCCCACAATTTGAAAATTATTTAGAACTATCGCCAACCAATTGGCGATCAGGATTTGCTATTCTGACATTCCATGACGGCAATTTATTATGGCCTGAGTTAGTCCATACCTGGGCAAATGGTCAAATTGAGTTCAGAGGAAAGATACACAATGTCTGATCTAGTTACTTATTTGCGATCAGAAATAAAAGAATTGCACACAATACTGCAAGAAACACAACTTGCCTTAGCAATGGCTAACAGTAAACTTCAGCGCAGAACTGAACCATTAACCGATGAACGTATATACATACTATATACCCGCAGCCTAAACTGGCGACAGTTGGCTAGGGATGTAGAAGCAGATCACGATATTGAATAAAAAAAGGGGGCAATTACGCCCCCTGCAATGAACAACTGCGTGGCTAGTATATCAGCCAATCAGTTCCCATACCAAGCCATCGTCATCTTCAACAATGTCGCCAACTGCGTACTCAGCAATTTCGTTTTCTTCTTCAACTTCTTCGTAGTTTTCAACTAAATCGTAATCGGCAGCCCAACCGTGTTCTTGCTGAAACGCAATAAACTCTTGAATGATTTGAACTTTGTCAAAATCACTTGTTTCAATAGTCAATTTTTGCTCTTCGTCCCATGACCAGTCGCCGATGTCGATAATTACCTTGTACATGATGTACTCCTAAAAATTTGTTACGGAACATTCC